TAGCCTAAAGCCAAGCGTACGGAAGACTTAAACGAGTAGGGGGACAACATCCCTATGGACAATTACGTCATCGCCGTAAATACCAACAGTGCTGCGGTAGAGCGTCTCGCTAGCCGCGCTCGCTAAGGCCCAGAAAATCAACGACTCGAGCTCGAATGTAAATCCGTTTCCCATTGAGGAAAACTTTTCCAAACGAACCCAAGAACCGTCGACCTTCTGGTACCAGGGCGAACGCAGCTCATCAAGAAGCTCGAACCACACAGGTGGCAAAAGTAGTTGGACTACTTTGCGCGAAATCGAATCGCTTGCAGCCTCAAGATCTAGCGTCGCTAGATCGAGAGTCCTAGCTAAACCGGCTAGGGTTTGGTTCATAGATTGATCATTCAGATCAACACCTACTCTCTTGAGTAAGTCCCGAATCTGTTCACCTACCCTCTTTTGGAGGATGGTGTTCAGTCGTGGCTCAACCAAAATGCTTCGATCGATTAGCACAGTTTTACTGACGGTGTCATACCGCCCACCGGGAATGATCTTGAAGATCTCCCCCGTATAGGACGGATTGGCCACTTTAATCGCCTCTTTCCAATGAAGGTCAGAGTTGATCAATTTGGCTGCGTGTTTCCACGCACCTCCCGTCACAGTAAAAGGTAGCTCTACAAGTTTGGTATCCGGGTACGCACGTGACCGCTTCAGGTCATACGTAGCACCCGGTCCCCACGAGTACGGTCCGTCGAAGAGCGACGGCTGAACTGAAAGAAGCCTAGAGATTTTACGCTGCGCCAGGTGGATAACCTGAGCAACGGAAGAAGGGAGGGTTAAATCCCCGTTCATCCAGGCTTCGATAAGTTCATTTGTCTCACGACAACGGACCTCGCTGAGTTCGAATCCAGCGATAGCAGCAGATTTTCGATCGACATAAACTGGCATGTCCGGGTTCTTTTTAAGGAACGACGTAACAGCATAGTCTACAGCGAAAGAGTCTGCCGAAGTGTACTCACTGGGATGGATTTTCATACGCACCAGCTGCTCTAGCTCGCCGTGTTTTAACAACAGGGCTGCTTTGAGCGACCGAGGCGTATCCATCCCAATGCACATAGCTCGGAAAACTTCCGAGACTGCCGGCCAGCCGGCATGTGCATGTCCTGGCTTTGCCATGAAGAGCTTTATGAATGTCGTCTGAGATTAATCAGAAGACAGGAACAAAGTTCTCGACCATGGCGATGCACTGAGCTTCATTTTGAAGATTCCAGTTCATCTTACGCAAGTGCTTCCGCACTTCGAGGGAGCTGCGGTCACTAATGAGATACTTAGTCTCCACCGATGGCACATATGCCACCGTCGGAGGTTGGGTAAGCCCACTAGCGGCCGGAGCAATAGCCTCCAGGACCGGTTCCAACAGGATGATATGGATCTTCGCAGGAGACCCCGCAACTTTGTTACGTGGACGAATCAGCTTGTAGCCGATCCGCCAGTAACCGTTGGGGGATGCCTGCGATTGGTCTTCGAAGACCATATCATAACCATCCATAGGACCGAGGGGGACAAAGGTGTG